TTTCGCAGTGTACATTGATGGTGACTACAAACAAATTATTAGCGTAAAAGCTGATAGTGAAGAACAAGCAGAACGCAGATTGATTGATGCAGGTTGGAATGCACCTGTTAGATTTGAAGAAATGGTGTTTGATATAGATAATGTCTGCGTTCTTTTTAATGGCAGGTAACGTTTTACAGCTAACAGAAGGCGGTAATTTTACAACTAAATTAAATAGGAAGCAATGAATTTCAATATACCACAAATGTTTTTACGAAGCAGGATTTACCGCTTTTGGTTAGGTGCTGTTAGCGGTAGGTTTGTTCCTGTTCGCTATTACATAACCGAGTTTTTTTGTTGGGTAGTATGCGGAATAGATTTTTACAAAGACTACCGTAGATTCTATCAAAGACATAATCAAGGACAAAATGTCCCCGATAACTTTTTTTGCTTACAAGATAAATGCAGTACTCAATGTCAGAATTGTAAAAATATATACGATGCTGGTTAAACTTACCGCTAACGGTTTGTGTATGAGCAGTGGCACTTGTACACACTTTCAAATTAGCACAAAACTATCCGTGCCATTGCTTATACACGGTGTTATGTGCCGTTTTTTTATTCACGAATTTAATTTAGAAATATGAAGAAATACAATGTAATATATGCAGACCCTGCGTGGAAGTACAACAACCAAAGCCCGCCTTGTTTGCCAAAAAAACAGCCTGAAACCTGCAAAATAGAATACTATTACCCGACAATGACAATAGCTGAAATAAAGGCTTTGGATGTGCCTTCATTGTGTGAAAAGGATTGTGTTCTCTTTTTGTGGGCAACTACACCAGCAATACAAGAAGCATTGGAAGTTGTAAAAGCGTGGGGATTTAAGTATAAAACAATTATTACTTGGGAAAAGACAAATAATGATTGTATGGGGTACTGGTTTAGAGTATGCACCGAACATTTAATTGTTGCAGTAAAAGGAAATGTAAAAGCATTTAGAGATATGGAAAGAACTTGCTACCACGAAAAAAGAGGTAAGCATAGTAAAAAACCTGAACACTTTTACGAAACAATTGAAAGGGTTACAACTGGAAATAGAATTGAATTATTTGCCCGACAAAAAAGAGAAGGTTGGGATTGTTGGGGTAATGAAGTTGAGAGTAGTGTCGCTCTTTAAAATGGCACATAACGTTTTGCGTGTATGAGCAGTGGCACTTATACAACGATTGAATTTGACCACAAAACTTTCTGTGCCATTGCTTATACACGCTGTTATAAGCTGGTGCGGTTTAAAAAAATAAAGCAGATATGGACTTACAAAAAATAAAAGATTGGTTTGATTCAGAAGAAGGCAAAAAAAGTATTGCTGACTTTGCTGATAAAATCAATAGAGAAGAAGAAATAAAAACCAAACAACTTGAACGGTTTAATAGAATTGGAAATTTTGAAAAATTTACCGAAAAGGTAATTGAAAAGTATAATGGCGACAAATACCGTGATAGTTGGTATGGTAGAGGTATTGAACCACCAGAAGATTTATTTTGGTTTTTATTTCACTATGCTGAAAAATATGGGAGAGAATGTAACGAAGAAGAATGGAAGCAATACGGGAATATGTTTTCATCTGCTTTATTTTTTTGTAACGGATATTACTTTAATAGAATGGATGGTCAAGGTAGCGTAATTCACGTTACGAAGCAGGAATGTAGCACTTGCTTATAACGGATGGGGCTATATGCAGTGCGAAATAACCTACAAAAGATGATACGAAGCACAACAGTAATAATTTTAAAATATTTTTAGGGAGGGATTTTTATGGATTTATTTGGAAATGAAGAACCTATAATTGAAAAAGATAGTTGGGAACAACATTGGTTTGGTATGCCAGAATTTAAACAAGAAGATTTAACATCATTCAGAAAAATAGTTATACATTTTAGAAATGATGAAGATGTTAAAAACTTCGCTGAATTGATAGGACAAAAAATAACACCAAAACAGCCGAGTTTATGGTATCCAGAAATGCAACCAAGAAGATATGCTCATTTAAGATACGTTAAAGAAGATGAATAAATATCCAATTTATATAATATCAAAGGGGCGATGGGAAACAAGAAAAACATCAAAAACCCTTGAAGAAATGAAACAACCTTATAGGATAGTGGTTGAGCCAAAAGAATATGATTTGTATGCAAATGTTATTGATAAAAATAAAATACTTGTTTTGCCTGATAATTTTAGCGAATTAGGACAAGGCTCAATACCTGTTAGAAATTGGGTATGGGAACATTCAATAAACGAAGGATATGAAAGGCATTGGATTTTAGATGATAATATTGAGCAGTTTAATAGACTTAATAATAATTTGCAGGTAAAAGTTTTGACAGGTGTTATTTTTGAAGCAGCAGAAGATTTTATTGATAGGTATGAAAATATTGCATTTGCTGGATTTCAATATGATTTTTTTGCAAAGGCAAAAACTATATTACCTGCCTTTTATATGAATACAAGAATTTACAGTTGTACACTTATAAAAAACGATTTACCTTATAGGTGGAGAGGAAAATATAATGAGGATACAGATATTTGTTTACGAGCATTAAAAGATGGATGGTGTACGGTTTTATTCTATGCCTTTATACAACAGAAAGCACAAACATTGACAGTAAAAGGAGGCAATGAAAATATCTACAAAGAAACCAACAACAGAAAAGAATTTGCTGAAAGTTTGGTAGAACAACACCCAGATATTGTAAAAGTAACGTGGAAATTTAATAGATGGCATCATTCTGTTAATTACAACGGATTTAAACAAAGGCTAATTAAAAAAGAAAATGTGTTTGTAGAAAACAAAATAAACAATTATGGAATGAAGTTATTGAACCTAAACAGTTTTGAAAAAACTGAAAGTGCGGTGGCAAAAATATTTTAAAATTATGGTCAAATTAGTACAAAACTCGATACGAAGCACGGAACTAAGCATTGCATATAGCCCGTGTTATAGCATCGTTTTAATGTGCTATAACGTTTTCGGCTTTGCGATGGTGGGGCATTTAATAACTAAAAGATGAAAATGAGTACACAAGTTGATTTATTTACAAATGTTGAGCCGACTTCCGTCAGCCCTGCTATTGCAAAACCGTTTGTTACAGGCAGTACGGTAAAGACTTATAGAGCTATTCGCCACGATGTTACAAGGGCAAAGCAAAATGAAAACGCTGATGAAGTTCACCATCCTGATGAAAAGATTAATCAAATCAGGAAGGTTTTGTCAGGCATTGATTTAAGTATTTTGGAATTGTTTTCAGGTAATGGTAATTGTACAAAAATATATGCTGATTATGGCGAAGTGTTAGCCTTTGAGAAAAAAGGGACTGTTTATAATTCATTGGTTGAAAATACTAAAGACTGTATGCTGGTGCAATGCAACAAAGCTGATAGCTTTTTAGAATTTCATAGGCTTATATTTTTAAAGCAAAAATTTGATGTGATTGATTTAGACCCTTACGGGTTTCCAAACAGATTCTTTCCTGATATATTTTTGCTTATTGATAAAGGGATATTATTTGTAACAATGCCAAAACCTTACGTTAATATTTTAAATGGGATAACCGCAGCACATTTGATAAGCTACTATGGTGAACAAAATCCGAATGAGCAAACAATTATAGAACGGATTGCATTATGGGGATTGTGCCATTGGAGAAAGGTAGAATTGATTGATAGTATAGATTGTAAAAGCGTTTGGAGGTTTTCTTTTGCAGTCGAAAAGGTAAAGGCTACTGATTACACAGGTGTTCGTAATAGGTAGATGTAGTATTGCCGCTAACGTATGGTGCTTTGCGCTCGTTTTAATGGCGCAAAGCACGTGTTATATGAAGTGCCGACTTATTTAGCACAAAACTTGAATTGAAACGATAAAGAAATTTTTAATTAAACCATAACGAAATGACAAAAGATTGGACAGGAAACAGCAACAGCATTTACAAAACATTGGGAGCAAGCAACCATACTGACAAAGAAAGGCAGAATGAAGATTACTATGCAACCACACCTAAAGCAGCCGAATTGCTTTTAGAACTTGAAACATTTTCGCCAAACATTTGGGAGTGTGCTTGTGGAGAAGGACATTTAAGCAAGGTATTTGAAAGCAAAGGATATAATGTAAGAAGTAGTGATTTGATGGATAGAGGATTTGGCGAAACAGAAACTGATTTTTTAGGAATAGATAACCTTGAATGGAATGGTGATGTAATTACAAACCCACCTTACAAATATGCACAGGAGTTTGTAGAAAAAGCATTGCAGATAATACCAATAGGAAACAAGGTTGCAATGTTTTTGAAATTACAATTTATGGAGGGCAAAGGCAGAAAAAATCTATTCCTAAAAAATCCGCCAAAGACAATTTATGTTTCAAGTTCTCGGCTGATGTGTGCAAAGAACGCTGAATTTGAAAAGATGGTTGCTGGAGGTGGTAGTGCTGTTGCTTATGCTTGGTATGTGTGGGAAAAAGGTTTTGTTGGAACTACTGAACTCAAATGGTTTAATTAAAAATTTCTAACGAAAATGTCAATTGGAAACGGTCAGCAAGGCATTTCATATAACGGTTTCGGGCTTGGCGAAGTGGCTGAACCCGAAGCTAAATAGAATTACTAAACTTTAAAATTAAAAACAAATGTTAATAGAAGAACTAAACAGCCATTTTGCCAAACCCGTGTTATCGGCTGGCGTTCTCCGAGTGCTTGTTGCTTGTGAGGAAAGCCAATCTGTTACAAAGGAATTACGCAAATTAGGGCACGAAGCATTTAGCTGTGATTTATTGCCTGAAAGTGGCGGACACCCTGAATGGCATTTACAGCACGATGTAACTGAATTGCTAAAGCTAAAATGGGATATGATAATTGCATTCCCGCCTTGCACTTACTTGACTGTAACTGGGAACAGATGGTTTAACATTGAACGCTATGGCGAACAAGCAATACAAAGGCATAAAGACAGAGAATTTGCAATTAAATTCTTTAAAATGTTTGCTGATGCTGATTGCGATTTTATAGCTATTGAAAACCCAGTAGGCATAATGAGTAGCGAATGGCGAAAACCTGACCAAATAATAAACCCTTACCAATTTGGCGACCCATTTGAAAAGAAAACCTGCCTATGGTTAAAAGGATTGCCAAAGTTAGAGCCGACAAATATAGTTGAGCCACCGAAAAGAACAGAGTTTGCAAGTGGTAAAAGTATGCCTACTTGGTATGCCGATGCTTGGAAGCTACCAAAAGAAGAAAGAGCAAAAATAAGAAGCAAAACGTTTGATGGAATTGCAAATGCTATGGCTGTGCAGTGGTCGTCTTACGCTTGCCGATAACATTTGCAATT